ATTAGTCTTTACACCATGTTTACTCAAAATGTCTCTGATTTCACTTTCCGTTAATTTTATTTTAGGTAACATAAATATTGCTTATTAAATTTATTTATTATATAAATATAACCATATAATAAAAAATAAATAAAAAAAGGGAACCGAAGTTCCCATTTTAGGCCCGACATTGAATATTTGTCTGACTCCACCACCTTATTTTTCTAAACAAGGAAACAATTATATTGTTACCAACGCCTCAATTTTACTTTTAACTTGTTCAGTTAAGGAAACTTGTCTAACGTTTGTAAAAATAACAGACTCTTTCAACACCTTACTTGGGATGTGAACCAAGAATGTATCCCCATTGAAGAAACTTAGATCTTCTTCTAATACCAATGCTCCGTGTACCATCTTCAAAAAGATTTTGAATTGTGTCTGATCCATGAATGTCTCGTTGATTAAATCACCGAACTTATCACTAACTACTTTTATGTTGAAACCCATTTTATTCATATAACAAAGATACTAAATTATTTGACAATAACAAATTTTCTGCCCACTTTTTTTAGTGTACCAACAAAATCATTTTTGTGGTCAATACCTCCCCAAAAACCAGATCCGTCTGACCATACACCTTTTTTATTATTTTTATAAACCATCTCACCATCAAATGTAATATAATCAGGTTGATCATTTTCAATCAAAGCGTAAGCTCTTGTCATTTCTCTACTTTCAGATGGTGAGTAATTACCTGACCAATCTTGACGACATAAAAATGTTGCTTGTCCAACAACAACAGGATTTCCATCAAATGTTGCTTTCTTGTTAAATTTTTTCTTGAATGTGTGTATGTAAGTTCCCATAGTTATATAATTTTTTCTTTCCAAATACGATTTAATTCATCCTCTTCAATTCTCTGACTAAGATCAGAGAACATATTCGTTAACACCTTCACAAAACGAATTCTTTGACTCGCTAATTCAGGGTTAAAACCAATTTCAATAAGTGAATCACTTAGGTGACTATTAACAACAATGTATAAAGGAATTGAGCTCATATGTTTTTTATTTCTACAAATATACAAATAAAATTGACACGGCATAAAAAATCCCATAGTTTTTTCTCAAAAAATATGGGATTAATATTGATAAACCAATTAATTCGTAGAAAGGAAGGGTATTGGCTGTTTTTGTGTAATATAAATATAGTTTAATTTATTAAAAGTAAATAAATTTTACGTTTAAAATAAAATTTTTGTTAAAATTTTGTATATTTCTTCATTTTTATCTATTGGAATGTCTTCTAAAGTAAAAAACCCACAATCTGAGTGTTCATGACCATCTTCCGCTTTATCCAAGTTTGGCATCTTTTTTTCGTCAGATTCATATAAATACACATAAATTAAACCATTTGGTTTTCCTTCTTTATCTTTCTTTGTTATGAAACCAACCAAATTTATATCCTCATCAATCTTAATGTTTGTTTCCTCATAAAATTCACGATAAGCACAATCTTTTGGTGTTTCATTTGCCTCCAAATGCCCTGTTGGAATAAACCATTCTCCTGAATAAGTTTCGTGGTCGGCTCGTTTACATAACAGAACTTTATTCCCAAATTTTAATATAATACCTGAACTTCTATTTGATTTCATTATAAGAATATATTTATAAGTATATGGAGTTAATAGTAAATAATAATTTATTCAATGTCAAATGTGTAATAACTACTAAAGACATACAAAAAGGTATGATGGGTAAAAAATTTGACAAAACGTTTGATGGTATGTTATTCATAATGAAGGAAGGTGACCATTCCTTTTGGATGAAGAATTGTATTATCTCTTTGGATATAATTTTCATTAATGGGAATAAAATTACCAAAATACATAATAATTGTAAACCATGTAAAACACCTGAGTGTGATCGTTATACTGGTAATGGTGATATGATATTAGAACTCAAAGGTGGTTCTTGTACAAAATATGATATTGCCGAAGGTGATACTATATTATTACAAGATTAATATTATCTATTATTTGGTCTAAATCTCATTTGATTTGATTTTACTGCCGACTTTGGAAATCTTAATCCTTGTCCTTGTTTTCTAGCGTTACTTAATGACCTTGAGTGTTCCGTCATTTCAACCTCAAAATTCGGCTCATATCTATCACCACCGTCTTCATCAATTTTTGCTTTTAAAACTCTAACAAATTCATTCTGTACCATCTTAGTAAATTTAATATAAGGAGAATCATCTGACTCTTCATTATATTTGTATTTACCTTTAGGTGGTCTTTTAGATCTACCTAAGTATGATAAACCAGAAATATTTGTAATACATTTGTGTCCACCACTATTGGATTGAATTAGATCCCAAGCGTTTACACTAATAGAATCTAACATTCTCATTTCTTTATCTGTTAAATCACTGAATGGTTTTTTCATTGCCACTTCAACATCACCAAGGATATCTTCCCCATCGGCCATTTGTTTAAATTCTTTACCATATAAGGCGTTAAAATCTCTGAATGTAAAACCAACTGATTGTTCACCAAAACCTTTTCCTGATTCTGATATCCATTTTATTGTAGATAAAGGAATGTCCTTATCTTGTAATTGTGATTTCCACTTGTTTAAGACATCATCTTTGATCTCACCTAAGTTTACACCTTTAAGTGCTCTTTCTTTCTTAAATGGATTACAAGACGCTTGTACCAACCCTAACGGCCAAGCAATCACCAAGAAGTCAGCGTCAGGATTATTTCTGAATGGTGTGTATCTATCATATGATCCTGGTTTCATCATACTACCTCCACCATACTGAACTATAATTTTATCATCAACTTTAACATTCTTGTGAGTCTTCATTGTTTGAACATAACTCTCTTTATTTTTTTCTAAATCTTCAACATCAGCATAACTTTTTTCTTTAATCTGAGATCTGATGTTTAACAATATACTTAATAAGGATGGGTTCGCATTCATTACAATATTTTCCAAGAACCCTGGTTTGTTTTTGAATGCCAATAATAATTTATTGGCAACCATACCCATTATCATTTTGTTTTTTTGTAGTGATTGATCTTTATCTACCTTAAACAAATAGTTCATTACTTGTTCAGGACTAATATCATATTGAGCATAATTTGCTGAGTCAACCGTAGATATCAAAGTGATATCGTCAGATGGGAAAATATCTCTTGGAGATACGGTTTGGGATATTGTCTCAACGTTAGATCTTGAAGATTTAAAATTAGTTGAGGTACCTTGTTCAACTCCCGCTTGTGTGTCGTGGTGGTCAGTATGTATAATAAACATTGGTTTACCATGAGCAAAGTCAACTAACACCGGCATAACATCACCCTCAGCATCCAACTTCTTAATTGCAAATTCCTTATCACCATATTGAATGATCTCAGCATCTACCACCTTTATTCCGTTTTGTTCTAAGTAACTTTTCATACCTAAAGCAGTGGTTACACCATCTAAATCTTGGTGAAAATATATCTTAGCCTCAGGGTATCTTTTAGATAATTCCCTGATGTTTCTTATTCCCGATTCCGTTATTAACTTTTTCTTCATAGTTATAAATAGTTTTCAACAAAAAAAAGTTTGCAAATCCAATGTTTTTATGTAAATTAGCTTAAACCAATTAAAAATATATATTATGAAAGAAAAAATCGCAAATTTTTTAGAAACAAAGAAATCAACATTTAAATCTATGGGTGTTGTAATTTTTGTAGTGGCATCCTTACTGGGAGGATTCTCGGTAGGTTATTTATATAACCAACAATACGGTCCTAAGAAACCAACCATTCAAATGATTAAAGTTAATAGGTCTCAAGTTAATTTAGCAATAGATGAAAATAATCATCTAATTGTGATTGATAAAACCACAGGTGATTATACCGTTTACCAAGATTCAATTGGTGTATCAATCTTTAAACTTTACGCTAATAACATTTATATTAACAAATCAAAATAAAAAACCATGAATATCCTTAAATTAACAAAAATAACTTATCTTGGTTTATGTCTTGGGGTATTCATATTTTTTGGAATAATGTCAAATGTGAAAACCTCAAATGATTCTATCTTCACAGAATCAAACTATCATTCAAATGTTCAATCACCAACATCAATAAGAATGTACGAACTGATTGAAAAGTATAGTGATCAGTATCATATACCAAAGTATATTGCGTACAATGTGGCCTATATGGAGACAAGATACTTAGGTCCTTTCCATTGGAATTATAACCCGTATCAAGAATCATTTGCCGGAGCGGTTGGCCCAATGCAAATTATGCCAGCAACATCTGACTACATTAATAAAGTTAATTACACCAAAAAAAGATTAACCAACGATATTGAGTTGAATGTTGAAACAAGTATGAAATTACTTAATAGATTATATACGTTATACAAAGACTGGACTATCGTATGTGGATGTTATAACACAGGAAGACCATTGGTTAATGATTACGCAAGATATTGCTCAAGTAATCATAACTTTAAAAATAAATGGATTTCAATAAATTAAAATTGACATATAACGTGATCACCCCATACGTTGTCATATTCATCTTCCATATTAAACAATTTGTTATAAATACTACGTAAAAAGGAAAACTCCCATTGATTATAGTGGGAGTTCTTTTATTTGTTCTAAAGCTTTGAAATAATTAATTCTTGTTTCGGCAATTTGTTTGTAATTTTCACTTAACTCAATACCTAACCATCTACGTTCTAATATCTGAGCCGCTACTAATGTTGTACCTGAACCAGCAAATGGATCTAATATTACATCGTTCTTGTAGGATAGTATCTTAATTGCCTTGGTCGGTATGTCCATTGAGAAAGTCGCCTTGGTGAGTGATTTAGTATCTGCAAAGTAATTCCACTGACCAAACACAAGTTCCATAAACTCTTTCTTATCCTTCTCCTCATATACAATTTTTTTCTTTAATGACCCATCTTCCTGTTCAATGTCAGTAGGTGTCCCTTTCCACTGAGGTTCTCCTTTAACCTTTTTAATGTGGTGTTTTTTGTATGCTAATATTACACACTCCTTTGGATTATAAATATACGGACTTGATGGGCTCATCCAAGAACCCCAAGCAGTAGTCTTACTTCTATGTGGTGATTGTTCTTCAAGATCAACGATACCAAAGAACCCAAAACCAATTTGTTTCATTAACTGATACATCTCAGAAACAAAGAAAATACGTCCACCTTTCTTTTGTCTGTTAATCTCATAAGGAATGTTAAGCGCAATACGACCATCATCTTTTAACACGTTATACGCTTCAGTTAACCAGTTCTTAGCAAATACTAAATACTCATCAAATTCAACGTCATCTTCGTGAACATCATATGCAATACCAACCCCATAAGGTGGTGACGTTACGATTAAGTCAACTGATCCTTCAGGTAATGTTTTCATTACCTCAATGCAATCTCCATTTATAATTTTTCCTGTTTCTATCATTATTATATTTATTTAATACTCTCTAAATAATCCCACACTTCATTTGAAAACTCTTCATATAGGTCTCCATCCTCATCATCCGATAAATCAACAATGTATTCATCAACACAATGTTCAACAATCATCTCGTGTATTTCCTCAAACTCTTTATCAGTTTGTTTTAAGGCATCATATTGATCCTGAATATGATTTTTTTGTTCTTCTGTTAGTTTCATTTTTACTTAAATTATACTTGTTATTGCTTGAGCTAGTTTATATCCTGTGAAGGCACCTATCGCAGCCGAACCCGGTAAAACAATAAACTTACCTAACATAGTTTCATATTTCTTCCTATTAACAATATAAGAAATTAATATATAATAAGCAATGTAGTTGATTAAAACCAAAAAGTCCAGTTCTTTTGCCACAAAAACCACAATTGAATTTCCAAGAAATCCCCACATAAAATTAATAAGGGTTTCACGAATAAGTTCACCGGGAGTTGTTATTGCCCCCAACACATTTATCTCTTTTGATAAACCTTTTTTATTTTTCACCACCATATTGTCTATCTAAGTAATCAAACAAATTTAAAAATTTAGGAACCTCCCCATTTTTAGTTATATAATATTCTCTTAATTTTGTACAATTAAGACCATATTTCCTATCATGACCTAATCTGTCTTCAACGTATTTAACATCAACCTCTTTGTTTAAAATATAAGAAATATTTTTAATAATGTCCAAATTTGTCACCCTGAAAGTTGTTCCAATATTATAAGTGGTATTTACAATCTCATCGTCAAACATTAAATCACAAATGACTTTTACATTATCATAAACATACATCCATTCTCTAACTTGTAATCCGTCACCATAAACTGGAATTGGTTTACCTTCACCGATAGATCTTGCAATTGTTGGTAAGAATTTTTCCTCAAACTGATGTTCACCAAAATTATTACAAGTTCTTGTGATGATATATGGTAAACCATAAGTTCTATTAGCAGATAACACTAACATATCAGATGCCGCTTTAGTTGCAGAATAATATGAGCTAGACTTTAAACTATCATCTTCAGTTGCCGTATGATTAATTGCAATGTGTTCATCCATATCACCATATACCTCATCAGTTGAAATGTGTATGAATTTTTTAAGGTTCTTATTTTTTCTTGATATCTCCAATAAATTAAATGTTCCTTCAACATTAGTTCTAACAAATGGTAACCCATTCTTAATTGAATTATCAACGTGAGACTCAGCAGCAAAGTGAACCATGTAATCAAAATCACCAAGTTCATCTTCCGTTACATCACAAATGTCTTTTTGTAAAAAAGAAACATTGTGTTTAATATTCATTCTACGACCAGCGTATGTTAGTTTATCAACACAAAGAACATCACATTCAAAGTTATCTAATAGGTGATTTATAAATGCGGATCCTATAAATCCCGCTCCTCCTGTTACTACTATTTTCATTTTTTCTCTAATGTTTCTATATGATGTTGCAAGTACCATAATGCTTTCTTAAGGTCCTGTAACTCTTTATCTTTTTTTCCAGCTCTTGAAATATACTTTACAGTATTTCCTAAACTAAATCCTAAATCCCAAGCATCAATAACTTTTATTGCTTCATAAGGATTATCCTCTCCTCCGTAATGGTTAGGATGATTAACTTGTTCTACTTTTATTGGGGGACACTCACAAAATACGTTAGCTCCACATACACATTCTTTTTCCATTATTCTTCTCTATATTCTTTTAATAATTCATCATTTGAAATTGTTCCGTATTTTTCATTAAGACCTTCCATATCAAAATCCTTACTCATCATTATTTTAACATCGTAGATTTGATCGGTAGTATTTAAAGATATGTCAATTTCTTTAATAATTTTATATGGATCAGCATTTGAACCAGGTCTTCTATCCTCAACATAACCTTTCCAATTTTTTGCGGTATCTCTTGGAATTCTAATTGATGCCCCGCGATCTGAAACCCCCCAACTAAATTTATCAATTGATTGTGTTTCAAATTTACCAGTTAAACGAAGATCGTTATCTGACCCGTAAGCTTTAATGTGAGCCTCATGTCTTACCTCAAACGCATTAAATAATGACATAAAATATTTTTCATTACCATCATTTCTCATTTTATCTGTTGAGAAATTTGTATGAAGTCCTGATCCGTTCCATTCCCCTTTTTGAATTGGTTTTGGATGTAGATCAATCCCATAATTATATTTTTCAGAGATTTTATATAAAAAGTACCTAGTCATCCACAAATCATCACCTGCCTTTAATTTACCTTTTGAAAATACTTGGTATTCCCATTGACCTAATGCAACCTCAGCGTTGATCCCTGTAATATCAATTCCGTATTTTAAACACATATCCATATGTTCCTCAACAAAATCTCTTCC